TGTGGCCTATGACAGTACAACAGGTACTTTTCCTAGAATTGTAAAAACATTAGAATCAATGGAAGCACCTGATGAAATAAAAAATTTATTTGTAAATACAAATTTAAGAAAAAATTTTGAAAACAACACAGACAACGTTTGTTCTATTTTTGGAAGATCTAAACGTGCTGATGGAGGTAGGGGTTGTGTAGCTCAGTTTGACGAAGCCGTTCAAAAAAACCCACAAGGACTTTTTCAAAAAGTTTTAAATTTTGCAAAATCACCGGGTGTAAAAACATTTGGTGCCGGTGCAGCTGTAGGAACTGCAATAGGATTGGTCAAAGCATTTAGAAATGATGATCCAACGACTTATTTATCAAACGAAGATCAACAGAAAAGTATGTTAGTTGATATGGCAACACAGCCTATATCGATCGATATGGAAAGACCTGCAATATTAGATTATCAATTACCTGCATTAGGAGCAACACTTGCAGGCACAACAGCACTTGGTGCGCCATCAACTATCAAAGCAAGTAAATCAAGAGCACTTGGTATTGAAAGAAAACCAAAAGGTTTTGTAAAAACAGGTGCAAGAGTTTTAGGAAGAGGACTTGGAATTGCAGCATCACCTGCATTACTAGCGCCGTTTATGGCTGGAGATATTGCTAGTCAAGTTGCAGAAGGAGATTCAATTACTGATATTGCAACAGATCCATTAAACTACACATATCCAATATTTGCTGAACAGACAGATAAATTAACTAGAGGATTGAACCCAACATTTAGAAAATTTGCTAAACTGGGTTTAGGGAAAACAGCATTAAAAGGATTATCTAGAGCAGGTATAGGTGGACTTGCTGCGTCTTTAGCAATACAAGGAGTAGGATTATTAGATGACTAAAAAATTAACAACTACAATACCACCACTTAGAGGGCCCAACCCACAGGGGTTGAATGTTCCCGGAAAAAAGATTATAGTAGTAAAGAACTCGGAGAAAAATAATGGCAGATATAGACAAAGCTTTACCGAACGTAGAGCAGGAAATAAAATTACCTAGCGAAGAAGAGATAGCGGAAGCTTCTCAAGATAATATAGAAGAACAAGTTGGACCTGAAGACATTCAAGTTGAACAAGATGAAGACGGTGGTGCTACAATCACTTTTGATCCTGAAGCTGTAAATCAGCCAGGAACTAATGAACACTTTGATAATTTAGCAGACTTATTACCAGAAGATGTTTTAGGTAAATTAGGTTCTGAACTTTTTGAAAACTACACACAGTACAAAGCATCTAGAAAAGATTGGGAAGATGCATATACAAAAGGTTTAGATTTATTAGGATTTAAATACGAGACAAGATCTCAACCATTCTCAAATGCAAGTGGTGCAACTCACCCTGTATTAGCAGAAGCGGTAACACAGTTTCAAGCACAAGCTTACAAAGAATTACTCCCAGCGACTGGTCCGGTACATACTCAGATTATGGGTGTACCAAGTAGACAAAAAGAAGAACAGTCAACAAGAGTAAAAAATTTCATGAACTATCAACTCATGAACGTGATGAAAGAGTATGAACCCGAGTTCGATCAGTTACTTTTTTATCTCCCTCTTAGCGGCTCTGCTTTCAAGAAAATTTATTACGATGAAATTCTTGGCAGAGCCGTGTCCAAATTTGTACCGGCAGATGACCTGATAGTTCCATACACTGCAACATCTTTAGAAGATGCAGATTCAATCGTGCATGTTTTAAAAATGTCAGAAAATGAATTAAGAAAAAAACAAGTGTCTGGTTTTTATAGAGACATAGAAATCACACCAGGCTATTCACAAGAAACAGAAGTAGAGAAAAAAGAAAGAGAGCTTGAAGGAGTTAGAAAAACTAGAGATGAACAAATGTTCACAATTCTAGAGTTTCAAACAAACCTTGATCTAGAAGGTTTCGAAGATAAAGACATGGAACAAAATCCGACAGGAATCAAACTTCCTTACATTGTAACTTTAGATACATCATCAAGAGAAGTTCTGTCAATTAGAAGAAACTATAAACCAGAAGACCCAACAAAAAGTAAAGTAGAATATTTTGCACATTTTAAATTTTTACCTGGACTAGGCTTTTATGGTTTTGGCTTAATTCACATGATTGGTGGATTATCAAGAACTGCAACGAATGCACTCAGACAATTATTAGACGCTGGTACGTTTTCAAATATGCCGGCTGGATTTAAACAAAGAGGTATTCGTGTTAGAGATGAAGCGCAATCGATTCAACCTGGAGAGTTTAGAGATGTAGATGCACCTGGAGGAAATATCCGAGACGCATTTATGCCTTTACCTTTCAAAGAACCATCAGCAACATTATTACAATTAATGGGAATAGTGGTTCAAGCAGGACAACGATTTGCCGCCATAGCTGACATGCAGGTCGGTGACGGCAACCAGCAGGCCGCTGTTGGTACGACCATTGCTCTTTTAGAACGTGGTTCCAGAGTCATGTCAGCCATACATAAAAGATTGTATGTGGCATTAAAAAAAGAATTTGTATTATTAGCTGACGTATTTAAAACTTACCTTCCACCAGAATATCCTTATGATGTTGTAGGTGGACAAAGAAATATTAAAGCTGCAGACTTTGATGACAAGGTAGATATTTTACCTGTTGCAGATCCAAACATATTCTCACAATCACAAAGAATAAGTTTAGCTCAAACAGAATTACAACTTGCAATGTCTAATCCACAAATGCATAATTTGTATGAAGCGTACAGAGATATGTATTCTGCGATTGGTATAAAAGACATTAATAGAATCTTACCACCACCTCAACAACCAATGCCAATGGACCCAGCGGCAGAAAATATTATGGCAATGAGTGGTAAACCTTTCCAAGCATTCAAAGGTCAAGATCACAGAGCACATATAACTTCTCATTTAAACTTTATGGCAACTAATATGGCTAAAAATAATCCTGTAATTATGGGTTCACTACAAAAAAATGTTTTTGAACATATTTCTTTAATGGCACAAGAGCAATTAGAAGTAGAATTTAGAGAAGAGATACAACAATTGATGCAACTACAACAAATGGCACAACAAAATCCACAAATGGCACAAACTCCTGAGATTCAACAGCAGATTATGCAGTTAAGTATGGGTATTGAAGCAAGAAAAGCTAAGTTAATTGCTGATATGACTCAAGAATTTAAGGAAGAAGAGAACAAAATCATGGGTGACTTTGGAAATGATCCAATTGCGAAGCTAAAAGCAAGAGAATTAGACCTTAGAGCCATGGATAATCAACAAAAACACGACCAAGCTGATCAAAGATTGAATCTAGACAAGACAAGAGCTATGATGAATCAGTCAATGCACGATGAAAAGCTTGAACAAAACGAAGAATTGGCTAAACTAAGAGCTAATACATCGATTGAGAAAACTATTTTAGGTAAAACTCTTCCAAGTTCAGATCAAATGCCTGGAAATGTTGCAATCATTCGAAAAACTGGAGAATAAATATGAAAAAAAATAAAAAAAACAGTCACGCAGGCATGACTCATGTAGATCATGATATGTTCTTGAATAAAGACGGTTTACTTAACGGCGGAGTTGAAATTGAGGTGTCAAAACCTACTGAAACTCAGTCAGTTCAAGTAAAAGGTCAAAGAAGAATGCTTGCAGAAAAGAAAAGCAAAGCAGATTGGTACTAATATGTGGTTATCGGCAATTAAATTAGCCGTTTCTGCTGGAAGTAAGATCTATGCTAATAAGCAGAAGACAAAAATGGCAATGAGTGAAGCACAACTCATGCATGCCACAAAAATGGCCCAAGGTCAGGAAGCTTACCAAGGCAAATTACTAGAAGCAAGGCAATCGGACTGGAAGGACGAGGCGGTTCTCATAATTTTGTCAACTCCCGTGTTAATTTTGGCGTGGGCAGTGGTATCAGATGACCCAACAGCGATGGACAAGGTAAAATTATTCTTCGAGATGTTCTCGCAGCTTCCATCGTGGTTTACAAATTTATGGATACTTGTCGTGGCGAGTATTTATGGTATAAAAGGAACTCAAATATTTAGAAACGGAGGTAAAAAATAATGGCAAAGAAAAAAATAAAAAAGCTTCTTAAAGGTTTAGGAATTGGTGCCGCTCTTTTAGGCGCTGGTAAAGCTTTAATGAATAGAAACGCAAGAGCTTCTACAACTGCAGATGCTATTAAAGCAATGACGTCTGATGCAGCCTATGGAAAATCACCTTACACAGATGCTATCATGAGAAAACAATCTCTTGGTGCAAGCATGAATCCTGCTATGTTTTTAAGCGGTGTTGGTGATGATCCTGTAATTTCAGGAATTCAAGCTGGTGCTAAGAAAGGCGGCAGAATTGTTAAAACTAAAAAAGGTGGAAGAGCCGTAAGAAAAGCAAATAGAAGCAAGAAAAAATAATGCCTGGAATGATGAAAAGACCTATGTTTAAAAACGGTAAAAAAGTTTTAAAACCGGTTAAACCAAAACAAAAAGGCCTAAAGAAGTTACCCAAAAAAATTAGAAACAAAATGGGTTACATGAAGGATGGCGGAAGAGCTAAGTAATGGCTAAACTTTGTGCAAAAGGTAAAGCTGCAGCAAAGCGTAAATTTAAAGTTTACCCTTCGGCGTATGCAAACATGTACGGCTCTGCTGTATGTTCTGGTAAAATAAAACCGGGTGGAAAAAAGAAGAAAAAATCTAAGAGAAAGTAATGGCTGAAGGTGGTCTAAGAAAATGGGTCAAAGAGAAATGGGTAGACATTGGAGCTCCGAAGAAGAACGGCAAGTATCAACCTTGCGGTCGATCGAAAGGGAGCAAAAGGAAATATCCAAAATGCGTCCCACTTGCAAAAGCCACACGGATGACAAAAGGGCAAAAGGCCTCTGCTGTCAGACGAAAAAGAGCTGCAGGTAATCCTGGAGGAAAACCAACTAACGTAAAAACATTTGCAAAAAAATAATGAATTTAGAAAAAGATTTAAAAGAACTGAGGAAACAAAAACAGATGAAAGAATCTGCTATTGCTCAACTTAGAAAAAGAAGTAAAGATTCAATTGCTAGACCAAGAGCAGAAAAAAATATTCTATCTAACAACCCTGACATGCAAAAAATCTAATGAGAAAAAAAGAAAATCCTATTAGAAAAACTACTACAGGTAAGGGTGCAAACTATAGACCAACAAAATCTGGAGCTGGAATGACAGCTAAAGGTGTAAGAGCTTACAGGGCAGCAAACCCTGGAAGTAAATTAAAAACAGCCGTGACTGGAAAAGTGAAGCCAGGATCAAAAGCTGCTAATCGTAGGAAGTCATACTGCGCTAGATCACTAGGACAATTAAAAAGGTCATCAGCAAAAACACGTAATGATCCAAATTCTCGAATCCGTCAGGCACGAAGAAGATGGAAATGTTAGATAAGATTATTTATAATTTTTTTGCAGGCGTAGATAAAATTTTCGAAACAATAGAAAGTCTTCTCAAAAGGAGAAAAAATGCGAAGAGCAATAATAGACGCACTAAGAGCAAGGTATGAAGCTGAAATTGCAGAAGCGGATGCTACTGCAGGTATTTATTTAGACAATTCAGTAGGTATTGGAGAACATCCACAACACATAGAAGAAGTTAATAAACAAGTCGAAAAGATAGCTGCGGCAAAAGAAAAGCTAGATGTATTAGACGAGTTTGAACCAGAAAAGGGTGATACTTTATAATGGACTTTATAGATAAAATTAGAAAAATAATTAAGTTAAGACATGATGATGTCGTGATTGCAATGACTAACGGTAATGTTGACAGCATGGAGAAATACCAGTATATGTTAGGGCAAATACGAACTTATCAGTATTTATTACAGGAAATATCCACCCTGCTAAAAACAAAGGAGCAAAATGACGAACAAGGAACAATTATCAGCATCAAACCAAAAGATAGTTCTACCAAATAAAGAACTAGTCGGTGTTGAGAAAAAAGAAAAGAAACAAATAGACGAATCATCAAAATTACCTAAACCTACCGGTTGGAGAATTTTGGTTTTACCTTTTAAACAAAAAGATAAAACCAAAGGTGGTTTAATATTAGCAGATGAAACAGTAGAACGATCGCAAGTAGCATCAACTTGTGGTTTAGTTTTAGATATGGGCCCACACTGCTATGATAAAGAAAGATATCCAGAAGGTCCATGGTGTAAAAAAGGTGATTGGATTATCTTTGCAAGATATGCAGGATCACGAATTAAAATAGATGGGGGTGAGATAAGACTTCTCAATGATGATGAAGTTTTAGCGACCGTGGAAAACCCTGAAGATATATTCCACGAATTTTAACAATCATAGGAGATACTATGCAAGAAAATGAAAACAAGGTAGTTGATATCGACACATCTGGTCCGGGTGCAGAGGTAGAATTGCCAGAAGAAAAAACAGGAGAGGTTGTAGAACAACCAACGGAGGACACAACAAATGAGACACAAGATCTTAAAGACGGTGGTAGCGCCGATAACGCACCTGAGAAATCTGATGAGCAGTCTAATGTTCAAGGGAGTGATCAGCAAGAAGATAACAGTAAGCAAATTGAAGAGTATTCTGAAGGAGTTAAAAAGCGGATAGCTAAGTTAACCAAAAGAATGCGTGAAGCGGAAAGACAAAAAGAAGAAGCTTTACGTTTTGCTGAAAGTGCTAAAAGGGAAAGAGATCAGTTTAAGACTACAGCAGATTCTTTAGATAAAAACTATGTTTTAGAAATGGAAGGAAGAATTACTTCTTCTATCGCAGCGGCTCAAGAAAAATTAAGAGCTGCCAGACAAGCAGAAGATCCTAAGGCTGAAACAGAAGCTTTAGCCGCTATTTCTCAACTTGGTTACGAACAGGGTAAATTAGCTGAGTTAAAAACTCAACATCAAATGCAGGAAACTGCAGCTAAAGAAACACCTGTTGAACAACCATTATATCAACAACCAAGACAACAAGTCCAAACTCCCCCTGATCCAAGAGCGGAAGATTGGGCTAGTAGAAATGAGTGGTTCGGTAAAGATAGTGCAATGACGTATACAGCGTTTGATTTACACAGAAAAATTACCGAAGAAGAAGGAATTGACCCTAGGTCAGAAGAATATTATGAGGAAATAGACAAAAGAATAAGACTTGAATTTCCACATAAATTTGATACACCTAAGGACAAACCGGTTAGTAAACCTACACAAACCGTTGCCTCTGCAACGCGTAGTTCAAAGACTAGTCGTAAATCAGTGAGACTCACATCATCTCAAGTAGCAATTGCTAAAAAATTAGGTGTGCCACTAGAAGAATATGCGAAACAACTTATGAACACGAAGGAGGTATAGGCATATGGAAGACAATAAACAACCAACTCGTGCGAGCCAGACAAGTAAAAGTGATTCTACAAAAGTACAATCACAAGCAAAATCGGTAACTCCTAATGAGAGACCGAAAGTTTGGACTCCACCATCGTATTTAGATACGCCCAACGCGCCAAATGGCTACAGACACAGATGGGTCAGGGTAGAGATTCAGGGGTTTGTGGATACTAAAAACGTACAAGGTCGATTAAGATCAGGTTACGAATTAGTTAGAGCAGACGAATATCCCGAAGAAGATTTTCCCGTAGTACCGGACGGCAAATACGCAGGGGTTATCGGACACGGCGGCCTTGTGCTGACAAGGGTACCGGAGGAGATCGCGCAGCAAAGATCTGAGTATTATCAAAGACAAGCTCAAGAACAACAAGCTGCAATTGACGCCGATCTTGCAAAGGAACAGCATAAGAGTATGCCTATCAATGTTGATAGAGATACTCGTGTAACCTTCGGTGGTTCAAAGAAAAGTTAATTTTTTAACAATTCCAAAACCAGCGAAATATATAAACCGTACTGGAGGCCCTTCGGGGCAGGTACATTTAAGGAGAAAAGACTATGGCTAATAGTTCATCGACTGGTTTCGGTTTGAAACCAATTAAAAAAGTCGGTCAGAATTACGACGCTGGCGGTCTAGGTGAGTACCCAGTTGCAGCATCTGCAACAGCTATCTACAACCAAGATATGGTTGCTATGGCAGCTACAGGTACAGCAGCAGTTGCAGCAGCAGCTACTACTCACAACCTAGGTTCGTTAAACGGAGTGTTCTACACTGACGCAACAACTAGTAAGCCAACATTTCAAAACTATCTTCAAGGCTCTAATACAGCTTCTGATATAGTTGCGTTTGTTAATGATGACCCGAATCAGATATATGAAATTAGATCTGACAATGCGGGTGCTTCAGCACAAACTGATGTTGGTAACACAGCTGAAATTTCATATTCAGCTGGTGCAAGTCCAAACTACATTTCTAGAACAACTCTAGATGACAGTACTTTGAACACAACTGCACAACAATTAAAAATCGTAGGCGTATCGAGAGATCCGGACAATAGCGACTTAACATCTGCAAATGTAGTATGGAGAGTTGTTATCAACGAACATTTCTTTAATACGAATACAGGGGTATAATAGGAGTATATAACTATGGCAATATCACGTAATCAACTAGTAAAAGAACTAGAGCCAGGTTTGAATGCCCTATTCGGCCTGGAGTATAAACAGTATGAACAAGAACATGCTGAAATATACAACACTGAGTCAAGTGACAGAGCTTTTGAAGAAGAAGTAATGTTATCTGGATTCGCTCAAGCACAAGTTAAACCAGAAGGTTCTGGAATAGCTTATGATAGTGCTCAAGAAACTTTCACAGCAAGATACACTCACGAGACAATAGCTCTTGGGTTTGCAATCACTGAGGAAGCAATTGAGGACAATTTGTATGACAGACTTGCGTCTAGATATACAAAAGCTTTAGCAAGATCTATGGCTCAAACTAAACAAGTTAAAGCAGCTGCACCATTAAATAATGGTTTACCTGGTGGATCTTTCCAATCAGGAGATGGTGTAACTCTTTTCAACATTTCGCACCCGACTATTTCTGGAACTTTCAGTAATACGTTGGCAACAGCTGCGGACTTAAACGAAACTTCATTAGAACAAGCAATGATTGACATCGCTGCTCTTACTGATGAAAGAGGTTTAAAGATCGCTGCTAAAGCTGTGAAAATGATCATTCCATCTGCTCTTCAGTTTACTGCGGACAGATTGATGAACTCTGCACAAAGAGTTGGAACTGCTGATAACGATATAAACGCGTTAAGAAACATGGGTATGGTCCCAGGTGGATACACAGTTAACCACTACTTAACTGATACAGATGCGTTCTATATCACTACAGACGTTCCTAATGGAATGAAGCATATGGAAAGAGCTCCATTAACTACAAAAATGGAAGGCGATTTCGATACTGGCAACGTAAGATACAAAGCTAGAGAAAGATACGTATTTGGCGTATCAGACCCTAGAGGTATTTTTGCATCACCAGGTGCTTAATCAATAATTTTGTGGCGGGACATAGTTCCGCCACAATTACACCATAGAAAGACAAAACCATGAAAAAATTCCTTGTAAACATATATGCATATGATCATCACGCTAGATTTGAAGTAGAGTCTAAAGATGATCCTGTTTCTCTAGAACAATCAATAGTTGACAAACTGGGAGAAAAGAGTATAAGTTGGGAATCATCGGGAATGTTTTCGAACAAACCTTATCGAATAACTTATGAGGAAGTTAGTAATGATACAAGACCTATACAAAGCAAAAAGGTCCTTGGAGTTGAAGTGGGAACAGGAGCATCTGGATAATAACAGATATACTCTTGAGATGGTTAGAATTGACGATAAAGTCAAAGAGATCATCACAAAGATTAAGCTAGAAGAAGCTCAAATCGCCCATAGACAGAGCATAGTTGAAGGTTCTGCTCCACAAGTTTCTGTAGCTACTTAATAAAAAGCTACATCGTTGGAAAAATTCCACTCCGCACTGTAGGACTTCTTGCACTCTACTCAAATCTGGTATATAAAATAATCACTATACATAAATTAATTCTGCATAGACGAGTATAGTCGACGGCCTAGAGACTATGTAGAAATAACTAGGAGAATACTATGGCAAATACTACATTTAGTGGACCAGTATTATCAGACAATGGTTTTATTGTTCCTACTTTCACATTAGCAACTTTACCTACAGCAACAGCAGGTTTATTAATCTATGTTTCTGACGCAACAGGTGCATCTTTAACAGGATCTCTTTGCTTCGGTAATGGCACTAATTTTGTAGATGTTACTACAGGTGCTGCAGTAGCATAATTAATTATAGAGCTCCTTCGGGAGCTCTTAAGATTTAGGAGAAAATAAAATATGAAATCAGATGTAAAAGCAGTAAGAGTTGCAGCAACTGGTGCCGTATTCGCTGGAAGAACAAGATTAAGAGGATTAATTCTTGCTTCTGATGGTGTTGGTGCAGGTTCAATAATCTTACAAGACAATACTGATAGTACAACTTTATTCCAAGGAGACTGTCCAACAGGAGATGTCTTTGCATTTAATATTCCAGAAGATGGGATTTTATTTCCTGGAGGAATGAAAGTTTCTACTATTACAAACATTGAAGGCGCAACATTACTTATAGATAAGTAGGAGGCTGAATGGCAACTTCCGGAACTACAACTTTCGAATCAGGTCTTTCTATTTCAGATATTGTTGAAGAATCGTATGAACGATTGGGCATACTGGGTGTTTCTGGACATCAATTAAAATCTGCAAGAAGATCTCTCAATATATTATTTCAAGAATGGGCCAATAGAGGTTTGCATTATTGGGAAGTTGCAAATAACTCAATTACATTAGTTGATGGTCAAGCAACATATACAATGTATAGATCAACAGCAGATGGGACTTCTGATGCTACAGCTGTCTATGGTGTAGATGATATACTAGAAGCTTCTTACAGAAATTCTAATGTAGATACACCACTTACAAAAATAAGTAGATCACAATATCAGGCATTTTCAAACAAGACTTCTGAAGGAACACCTTCGCAGTATTTTGTTCAAAGATTTATAGACAAGATTACAATTACTTTATATCTGACTCCTGGTTCAACAGAAGCAGGTAATTTTTTAAATTACTATTATGTAAAAAGAATCCAAGACGCGGGGTCTTATAGTAATGAAGCAGATGTTCCATATAGGTTTGTACCATGCATGACTGCAGGTTTAGCTTATTATCTTGCAATTAAAAATGCACCAGATCGAGTTCAAATGTTAAAAATGTTATACGAAGATGAATTACAAAGAGCATTACAAGAGGACGGCTCATCATCAAGTACTTATATTAGTCCTAAAGTTTATTATCCGGAGTCTTAATGTCTAGTCTTTCTTCAGGTAAATACGCACAATTTATATCAGACAGATCGGGATTAGCGTTTCCATATTCTGAAATGG